TCCGCCTGGTGCTAGTGCGAAAATGGAAAATGCGATTGGTCCGGCGATTTCGTCTGGTGTGAGTTCTGCGTTGCAGGTGTCTCAGGCGTTGGCTAATTTGGCTCAGGCTGCGAAGACTACTAAAGAGGTTGATTTGGTGTCGGCTCAGGAGTTGGAGTCGAATTCTCGTACTGACTTGCTGCGTGTTGACCGCGATCGGATTGTTGAGCTCACGAATGTGCTTGAGTCGGAGCATATGCTCAATACTGAGCGTGCTAATGAGATCAGGCAAAAGATTAAGCTGATGGGTCAGGAGCAGACCCTTAACGATCTGGATATTCAGCGCCAGGGCGAGTTGATGCCCTATATCGTGGAGTTGGCGCGTGCTAATTCGGAAGCGGCGATTCTCGGTCTTGATCAGTCCAGGGCTGAATCCAGTTATTGGAAATCCCCTATGGGAAAGGCTGCGCCGTATCAGAAGCAGATTGAAAGCGGGATCAATAGCGTAAGCAATATCATCCCCGGTGCTGCTCTGTGGCGTGGTGTGTTTGGTCGTGGTGGTCGCGGCGCTCGCGACGATGAAGGTTCACGTTCTAGTTCGTCCAGGCGGGACTCTCGTCCCTATCCTTGGCCGGACACTTATCCGGAGGCTCAGTGATGGCTAATAAAGGTTTTCGGCGGTTTACCGCTACCGGTGTTCATGATCCTGTCGCCGCGTCTGCGGCGACGGCTCTGACTTGTTCTGATCCCTCGTTGGCCGTGCAGGCCCAGAAGGCCCAGGCGGATATCAATACGATTGTGAAGGCGTTCGGCCTTACCGGAAAACTTCCGGTGTCTCCTCGTCTTCCGGAGTATGGTGATTTTACGGATGCTCCCCGTGATTACCGTGATGCTCTTGCTCGGATTGAAGCTGCGGAAGCTGCGTTCATGACGGTCCCGGCGGTTGTCCGGGCTAAGTTCGATAATGATGCGGCTACGTTCTTTGATGCGGTGCACAATGCGTCTGCGGAGCAGTTGAAGGAATGGGGCTTGGCCCCTGTCACTGTCGATACGCAGGTGCCTCTGGCGCCGTCTACGGAGTCCCCTAAGCCGTGATTGCTCCCCCCGCTAGGGTCCCCAAGGGTATGCGGCGAAAGCCGCTCTATGCGCCTCTGGAGGAGGCGTGGCTAGGTCTTGAGGATGCCATTCCTCGTCATCTGGTCTTTGCGTTTCACTCTTACCTGCGGGATTGGGAGATTGCTAACAGGGTGCGGGCGAATCCGGAGCAGCGTCACCGCTGCTTTCTGACGTTCGCCCGTTCCTACCCTGAGTGTTTGGAGGCGTACCGGAAGGTCTTTGGGCATATTACTTCTTGATGTTAATATGCCCAGTGACACCGATTAGGTGTCTTTATGGAGGTGCTACTTGTTTCGCGACATGCTGGAAGCTGGTTTGGCTAACTTGCTGGTCGCTATCCTGGCTGTCTGTCTCTTGATGGGTTTGGCGTTTCTCTTAGGAGGTTGCTGCTATGCGTCCGCTTCACAGGTCGAAGGTTCACAAGGGCTCATCGTCTCGGAAGTTCCGTGCAGGCGTGCACAAGACGAAGGCCCCGAATGTGGCTCTGGCTCCGATGCGCGGAGGTTGGAGGCTGTAACATGCCGTGTACCCGGCCGCTCAAAGGCTGGAAGCTCAATGGAAAAATCCAGTGGGTCCAACCCGTAAAGGCCGAAGGTATAACGGCCGATGTGGTGCTGCCATGTGGTCGGTGTATCGGGTGCCGTCTAATGCAGGCGAAGGAATGGTCGGTCAGAATCTCTCACGAAGCTCAGTTACACGAAGTAAATTCGTTTGTGACTCTGACTTACGACCCGGAGCATTTGCCTCAATTTGGCTCCCTGAATTACCCGGACTTCCAGCGGTTTATGAAGCGTCTGCGGAAGGCTTTAAGCCCGAAGCGGATTAGGTTCTTCATGTGTGGTGAGTATGGTGATACAACTAGAAGGGCTCATTACCATGCTATTTTTTTCGGATGGGCGCCCGCGGACGGTGAATTTTTCACCGAATCTAGAGCGGGCAATTCCGTGTATACGTCAAAGTTCCTGGCTGCGTGTTGGGGACTTGGCCATGCAAATTTCTCGTTCTTTGAACCGGGCGCCGCGGAGTACATTGCGCGGTATGTCACTAAGAAAATTACCGGGGAACCGGCTCTTTCTCACTACCAGGGTCTCGACCTCACCACAGGCGAGGTCGGTCCCAGGGTTCCCGAGTTTGCGCGCATGTCTCGTCGTCCTGGCATTGGTGGCAAGTGGTTCGATCAGTATTATGCTGCTGATGTGGCTGCTCGGGACGCTGTGGTCGTTGATGCCGGGAGGCTGATTAAAGTGCCCAGGTATTACGATAAGTTGACTGAAAGAGAGTTTGGCGAGGAGTATCTCGCTAAGCGGAAGCGTATTCGCGTGCAGAAAGCTCGCGATCAGGCGCGTAAGGATGCGCGTGCTGTGGTGTATGGCTTGGAAGCTACGGAGTCTAATCAACGTGCCCGTTTGGGCCAAATGAAAAGGGATAACTTCTAATGAGCGTTTATGTGGTCTGTGTGATTCGTGATTCGGCGGCCGATGGTTACGGTACGCCCGTGTTTTTGCGTTCGACTGGTGTCGCTATTCGTACGTTTACGGATGAAATCAATCGGGCTGCGGATGATAACGCGCTGTATCGTCATCCGGATGATCATGATTTGTATCTGCTCGGCACTTATGATGCTGAAAAGGCTGAGTTCCATTTGGAGGTCCCGCGTCAGCTGGCGCGGGGGAAGGATGTTGCCCAGCGTGGCGAGGTGCGTTCGCTGAAGGCTGTTTGACCACTTGGCCGGGGCTCAGTCCCCGGCCTTTTTTTCGGGAGGTTTTATGGCAGGGTTTCGCAATAGGTCGGTTTCGACTCATCAGTTTTCGATGATTCCGCGGGCGGACATTCCGCGTTCGTCTTTCCGCATGGAAAAGGCCTATAAGACTACGTTTGATGCGGATTATCTGATTCCGATCTTGTGCGAGGAGGTTCTTCCTGGCGATTCGTTCCACGGCAAGTTTACGTGCTTTGTCCGTACTGAGACGATGATCTATCCGATCATGGATAACTTGCATCTGGAGACGTTCTTCTTCTTTGTGCCGAATCGTCTTGTGTGGAGTAATTGGAAATACTTCATGGGCGAGAAAGCCACGCCCTCTAGTACGACTGATTACACGGTTCCGACTGTTTCAGGCATTACTACTCCCGGTGTCGGTACGATCTTTGATTATTTTGGGTTGCCGCTTGGTGTGGCGAGTGTGCCTAATGCGCTGCCGTTCCGTGCGTATAACTTGATTTGGAATGAGTGGTTTCGGGATCAGAATCTTGTAAATCCGATTACGGTTTCTACGGGCGATGGTCCGGACAATTCATCTTCGCTGTTGCTGTTGCGTCGTGGTAAGCGTCATGACTATTTTACGTCTGCTCTCCCGTGGACTCAGAAGGGTGACCCTGTGGCTCTGCCGCTGGGTGATTCGGCTGTGGTTCGGACGTCTGCGACTGCTCTGATCACGTCGAATGGCGAGCGCATGCTGATGCGCGATGCGGCCAGTTCTAATGTGACTGCGGTTACGCTTGGGATTAACAGTAATTCCCAGGTGGTGAATGCGGGTACGCTGAGTGGTGGCAATACGATTGGTTACATGCCGTCTAACCTGTATGCGGATCTGTCGGAAGCGACTGCTGCGACGATTAATCAGCTGCGTCAGGCGTTCCAGATCCAGAAGCTCCTCGAGCGCGATGCTCGAGGGGGTACTCGGTACACTGAGATTGTGCGGTCTCATTTCGGCGTGGTGTCGCCGGATGCTCGGCTGCAGCGTCCGGAATATATCGGTGGTGGTTATCAGTCGGTTAATGTGCATCAGGTCACTCAGACTGTTGATAACACCGATGGTCCGCTAGGTCAGGTGGCTGCGTTTGGTACGTCTGCGGGTCAGCATAGGTTTAATCTGAATGCGACTGAGCATGGTTACATCATTGGCCTTGCTAACGTTCGTGCGGATCTGACTTATCAGCAGGGTTTGCGTCGTCATTGGTCGCGTCGTACGCGGTATGACTATTACATGCCGGTCTTTGCTGCTCTGGGTGAGCAGGCTGTGTTGAATAAAGAGCTCTATGTGGACGGGACGTCTGCGGATGAAGACGTCTTTGGTTATCAGGAGCGTTGGGCGGAGTACCGTTATCTGCCGAGTGAGATTACGGGTGCGTTCCGTTCTAATTCTTCGGCTCCTCTTGATGCGTGGCATCTGGCTCAGGATTTTGCGTCCAGGCCTACGTTGAATGCGACGTTCATTACGTCGGACACGCCTATGGCTCGTGTGTTGGCGACGGGTTCGTCGGCGCCTCACTTCATCATGGACGGTTTGTTCTCGATTAAGGCTGCGCGTCCGATGCCGATGTACTCGGTCCCGGGTCTGGTGGACCACTTCTAATGGATTTGCCGGCGGTGTGGTCGATGTTCTTCGCCAGTGTGGCTTCAATAAACGAGCATCCCGGCTCCGGCCGGGGTGACTCTCGTAAAAAGTCCCTGGAGGAGTGTGCAGCTATAGCCGATGTGATGCTGCGTCTTTATATGGAGCGATTTTCATGCCAGCAGCATGGGCAACAGTAGCGGCCGCGGCAATTAATGCCGGTGGTTCGTATTTGGGTCAGTCTGGCGCGAATGCGGCGAATCTTCGCATCGCGCAAAAGCAAATGGAGTTTCAGGAGCGGATGTCTAATACGGCGATGCAGCGTCGTGTGAAGGATCTTGAGTTGGCTGGTCTTAATCCGATGTTGGCGTTTCGTGAGGGTGGAGCTGGTGCGTCTACTCCGCCTGGTGCTAGTGCGAAAATGGAAAATGCGATTGGTCCGGCGATTTCGTCTGGTGTGAGTTCTGCGTTGCAGGTGTCTCAGGCGTTGGCTAATTTGGCTCAGGCTGCGAAGACTACT